AAACTCGTCGACCCACCGATCCTGCTGCACGACGACGGGATTCTCGGGGGTGGTGCCACCACGATCCGCATGCAGCCCGGGGGCCTGAACCCCGGGGGCGTGAACCGCAACGGTCAGGCCATGATGCAGCCGTTCAGCACGGGCGCCCGGGTGGACATCAACGAGACCAAGATGGAGCAGCGGCGCACGGCCATCGACGACGCGTTCCTCGTGACTCTGTTCCAGATCCTCGTGGAGACGCCGCGCATGACGGCTACCGAGGCGCTGATCCGGGCGCAGGAGAAGGGCATGCTCCTCACGCCCACGATGGGGCGCCAGCAGTCCGAGGCGCTCGGGCCGCAGATCGAGCGCGAACTCGACCTACTCATGTTCCACCGCATTCTGCCCCCGATGCCCCCCGAACTGGTGGAGGCCGGGGGCGACTACGAGATCGTCTACGACTCGCCGATGTCGCGCATGGCCCGAGCCGAGGAACTGGTCGGTGTGCAGCGCACCATGGAACTGCTGGCCCCGTTCGCCCAGATCAACCCCGAGGTGCTCGACGTGTTCGACCCCGACGCGCTGGCCCGGTTGACCGCCGAGGTCTCCGGTGTCCCGACCCCGGTTCTGCGCAGTCAGGAGACCGTGGACAAAATGCGCCAGCAGCGCAGGGCGCAGGAGCAGGAGGCCATGGCCATCCAGGCCGCGCAGCCGATCGCCGGGGCCATGAAGGACGCGGCGCAGGCTAACCAGTTACTTCAAGGAGCGTGACGATGCTGGCGTATCAGGAACGGGTGGTTGACGAGAAGCGGGAACTCGACAAGAAGATTGAAGCCCTCAGTGCATTCATGGATGGGGCCATTTTTGACACAGTTCCTCGGGAAGAGCAGGCTCGTCTGCATTGGCAGAGGGTAGCGATGAAATCGTACTCCGCTGCTCTTGGGGAGCGCATTGCCGCGTTCCAATGAACCTCAACCCCATGACTCTCATTCGTCGGCGGGCCTACCGCGCGACGTTCAACACTGTCGAGGGTCGCAAGGTGCTGGCCGATCTTCGCAGGTTCTGCAGGGCCTCGGTGCCCACGGCAGATGTCAACAACGTCCAGACCACGTACCTCCTCGAAGGTCGACGGGAAATCTGGTGCCGGATTCAGGCGCACCTCCAGTTGACCGACGAGGACGTTTTCAACTTGATCGAGGAAGACCCCAATGACTGACACTGCTGCCGCCCTGCTGGGCGATAACGGCACCCCCGCTGCCCCGGCTGCTGGTGGTGTTGCCCCCACCGCGCAACCAACCCCCAACTCGGTCTGGACAGCCGCGTTCGACGAGGACACGAACGCCTACGTCAGCAACAAGGGGTGGAAGGAACCCTCGGACCTGCTGATGTCGTACCGCAACCTGGAGAAGTTCGCCGGGGGTGCCAAGAACCTCCTGGAACTACCGCCCGAGGACGCCAGCCCCGAGGCACTCGACGCCTTCTACACCAAGCTCGGGCGGCCGGCGAGCCCCGACGAGTACGGCTTCAAGGTGCCCGAGGGCGGCAGTCCCGAGATGGTCGAGTGGTTCAAGACCGCGGCGCACAAGCACGGATTGAACACCAAGCAGGCGCAGTCGTTGTTCAATGAGTTCAACGGCATGTCGGGCTCGATGCAGGAGAAGTTCCAGGCCCAAATGGCGCAGGAATCCGAAAAAGCGATCGGTTCATTGAAACAGGAGTGGGGTCAAGCCTATGACCAGATGATCGGAGCGGGACGCCGCGCTGCTTCGGCGCTGGGGTACGACGCCGGCAAACTCAGTGCAATCGAAGACAAACTCGGCACGGCCGAGATGCTCCGGTTGTTCGCGCAACTCGGCTCCAAGATGGGCGAGGATTCGTTCGCTGGGGAGCGCAGCGAAGGCGGGTTCGGCACCACCCCTGCCGCCGCGAAACAGCAGATCGCGGACCTGAAACTCGACAAGGAGTTCATGGGCAAGTACATCAACGGCGACAGAGACGCAGTGGCCAAGATGACCCGACTCATGGAGGCCGCGCATGCAGGAGGATGAGATTCGCCTGCGCGTATTCGAGGCCATGGTGGGACAAGCGACACGGGTTGGCCTGTTCGATGTATCAGGGCTCATTGAATCTTGCACACTCGTTGAAAAATATGTGATAGGATCGCCAACAGTCGCGGACCCACCGGCCACGACCACTCGGAAGACACTGACTCGGCCCGTCAAGGACAACCGGATTCCAGATTTTCTGAGCCAATGACCCCACCCTCAGGTGGACAAGTCGAAACAAAGCCTCGGTGATTTTGTTTCCTCTTACCACCTGAAAGGGTCATCATGAGCTTCCAAGTTACGACCGCGTTCGTGCAGCAGTACAGCACGAACGTGCAGCTGCTGCTCCAGCAGCGCGGTTCCCGGTTGCGCGATTGCGTCACCGTTGGTTCCTACACCGGCAAAGCCGCCAAAGCGGTCGAGCAGATCGGCGAGGTCACGGCGCAAGCCCGCACCAGCCGCCACGCCGACACCCCACTGATCAGCACCCCGCACGATGCCCGTTGGGTTCACCCCACGGACTACGAGTGGGCTGACATGATCGACGATCAGGACAAGTTGCGCATGCTGATCGACCCGACCAGCCCCTACGCGATGAACGGTGCCTATGCGCTCGGTCGAGCCATGGACAGCCTGATCATCACCGCCGCCTTGGGCGCCGCCCTGACCGGCGAGAACGGCTCCACCAGCACCCCATTCGACACTTCCAACCAGCAGATCGCCGTGGGCGCCGCGGGCCTGACTGTTGCCAAGCTGCGCACAGCCAAAAAGAAGTTGATGGCCAATGAGGTGGATGTCGAGAACGACCCACTGTACTGCGCCGTCACGGCCGTGCAGTTGGACAACCTGCTCGGCACCACCGAGGTCACGTCTTCGGACTACAACACGGTCAAGGCACTGGTGAGCGGCTCTGTGGACACGTTCATGGGCTTCAAGTTCATCCACACCGAACTTCTGGGTCTGGACGGCTCCAGCGATCGACGCTGCATCGCCTGGGCCAAGAGCGGTATGCACCTGGGCATCTGGAACGACATCACGACCAAGATCAGCGAGCGGGCCGACAAGTCCTACGCCACGCAGGTCTACGTGAAGGGCACCTTCGGCGCCACCCGCGTCGAAGAAGGCAAGGTCGTCGAGATCATCTGCGACGAGTAAACAGGAGCACACGACATGGCAACAACGACCTATTCCACCGACGCCACCGGCCTCGGAACCACACCCACCACGAAACTGAGCGGCGCTGTCGTGGGGGGCCGGATGCGCCGGTTCCGCGCGGTCATCCCGTTCGCGGCGCAGGCCGATGGCGACACCATCGTCCTGACCAAGGTGCCTGCTGGCTACACGTTCGCGTTCGGCATGATCAACGCCTCGGCGACGTTCGGCGGCACTGCGACCATCGCCATCGGCATCGCTGGTGCGACCGGTAAGTATCGGACTGCGGCAACGCACACCGCCACGGTGCCCACGCTGTTTGGTCTCTACACAGCGGCCGACGACTCGCCGCTGACCGCTGAAGAAACGATCCTGTTGACCATTGCTGCTGCAGCCCTCCCGGGCTCTGGCAGCGCGGTCGTGGATCTGTACTTCTCGGCACCGTGATGAATCGGGGGCTTCGGCCCCTGTTCCTCTGAAAGGACACACCATGGCAAAGAAATTCGTTGACGCCGCGATCAAGACGGAACAGGAGTCGATGACCCTGGAAGACGGGAGCGCCCTGACCCTGACCAACGGTGTCCGCGTCCTGTACGACGACACGCTGGAGAAGGGTGCGATCGTGGTGCTCTTGGAGCGCATCAAGAACGCAATCCTGCGTCTCGAACCGCAGTAACCGGAGGCCGCTGTGCCGTCCGTAGTAGACCTGTGCAACAGTGCCCTGGACAAAGTTGGGCATGGTTCAATCACGAGTCTGGACGACAACACCAAGGCCGCGCGCCTGTGCTCGCGCAACTGGCCCCTGGTGCGCGACCGAGTGCTCCGCGTACACCCGTGGAACTTCGCCGTGGTTCGCACGAACCTCGCTCCACACGAGACCGCCCCGTCGTGGGGCTTCACGGCCAAGTTCCCCCTTCCCGCTGATTTCCTGCGCCTGCTCGAAGTGCGTGACCTGTCCACTGGCGAGTTCCAACTGGAAAAAGGGTTCATCCACGCCAACGCGACGGTGCTCTACATCCGGTACATCGCCCGCATCGAGGACCCCAACGTCTACGACGCGCTGTTCTTCGACACCGTGGCCACGCGCCTGGCCGCCGAGCTTGCCGAACCCCTGAACCAGAGCACCACCAAGAAAAAGGCGCTGATGGAGGAGTACGACGCCTTCATCGACGATGCGAAGCGTGCCGACGCGCAGGAGAACCCGCCCGCCGAGTACGAGGAGGACAGTTGGATCGAAGTGAGGTACTGACGTGAAGGTATCTCCCGCTCAAACCTCCTTTAACGCAGGGGAACTGTCCCCCCTGCTCAAGGGTCGCCCGTCTCTGGAAAAATTCAAGAACGGATGCGAGACCCTTGAAAACTTCATCCCCCAGATCCAGGGTCCTGCGCGCAAGCGCCCCGGCACCCGGTTCGTGGCCAGGGTGAAGGACCACGCGGACGCCACGCGTCTGATCCGCTTCGAGTACAGCACCACCCAGGCATACGGCTTGGAATTTGGAGACCTCTATGTTCGGTTCTACCTCGATGGGGGTGTGGTGGAATCGAGCCCGGGGACCCCCTACGAGATCGTCAGTCCGTACACCAGCGCCCAGGTCGGCGCGCTTGAGTACGCTCAGTCGGCCGACGTGATCTACATCACGCACCCGGATCACCCGCCCCACAAGCTCGCCCGTGTCAGCGCCCTGTCGTGGACCCTCACCGAGGTCACGTTCAACTGGCCACCGTTCAACGACGAGAACACCGGCGCCATCACCCTGACTGCTTCTGCGGTCACCGGCAACATCACGCTCACCGCGTCCGCGTCCCTGTTCGTCGCCGGTGACGTGGGCTCGTACTTCAAGATCAGCGAGGTCAGCGCCTCGAAGTACAACCAGTGGACGACCGGGGTGGCGCACACCAGCGGCGACATCGTGTACTACCTTGGCAATATCTACCAGGCCGGGACCACGGCATCGGCTGGCACCCGACCCCCGATCCACACGACCGGCACCGAGAGCGATGGCATCGTGGACTGGACGTTCCTGCACGACGGTGCCGGGTACGCGCAGATCACCGGGTTCACCAGCGCCACCCTCGTCAACGCCACGGTGATCAAGCGCCTGCCCACCACCAGCGCCACGACCCGCTGGTCCGAGGGCGCGTGGTCCGACCGGCGCGGGCACCCGCACGCCGTCACGTTCTACGAGGACCGCCTGTGGTTCGCCGGCTCGACCAGTCGACCGCAGACCCTGTGGGCCTCGTGCTCGGGGGACTACGAGAACCACAAGTACGGCACTAACGACGACGACGCGCTGAACTACACGATCAACACGCAGGACATGAACACGATCGAGTGGCTCGCCCCGACCAAGGTGCTGGCCATCGGCACGGCCAACGGCGAGTTCACCCTGAGCGCCACCCAGATCAGTGACCCGGTGACGCCCACCAACGTCAAGATCACACCGCAGACCACGTTCGGCAGCGCCAGAGATGTCAAGCCTCTGCGCGTGGGCTCGGTGATCCTGTTCCTGCAGCGCGCCGGCCGCAAACTGCGCGAGTACGCCTACCAGTTCGACACTGACTCGTTCGTCGCGCCCAACATGACCGTGCTGGCCGAACACGTCACCAACCCCGGTGTCGTGGACCTGGCGTACCAGCAGGAACCCAATCAGATCGTATGGGCACCGCGCACCGACGGCGTGCTGGCCGGCATGACCTACGAGCGCACCGAGGATGTGGTGGGCTGGCATCGCCACCCCATCGGCATCGTGGAGTCCGTGATCACCCTGCCCCATTGGGACGGGGATCAGGATGTGCTGTGGATGATCGTGCGGCGCACGGTGGGCGGCGTCACGGTGCGGTATGTCGAGTACGTCGAGAAGTACATGACCGACGAGTATGCGTTCTTCGTCGACTCAGGGCTCACCTACGACGGCGCGGCCACCACCTCGATCACCGGGCTCGATCACCTCGAAGGCGAGGAGGTCGCGGTGCTGGCCGATGGCGCCGTGCATCCGAACCGCACCGTGACCTCGGGTGCGATCACCCTGCAACTGGCCGCGTCCGTGGTCAACGTGGGCCTGCCCTACACCGCCACCATCAAGACCATGCCCATCGAGGCCGGGGCTCAGGACGGCACGGCGCAGGGTAAGGAGCAGCGGATCAACGGCATCGTGCTGGACCTGTTCGAGACTGGCGCGGGTCTGTGGTACGGGCCGAACACGACCGATATGGACGAATACGCCGTGCGCAGTTCGGGCGATGCCATGGACGCCCCGGTGCCCCTGTTCACCGGGCAGACCGATCGGCTGGCCTGGCCGGGTGAGTACGAGAAGGGCACGCAGATGGTCATCCAGCACCGTCTCCCCCTGCCCTGCACCGTGAGGGCGCTGCTGCCGCAGCTGCACACCTATGATCGTTAGGACCTGGCGCCGTGGCGACACCGAGGCTGTGGAACTGCAGTCCGCGCAGCAGTACCTGCGCTGCATCGTGGACGTGCGCGCCGACTTCACCGAACTGGCCGAGAAGGGTCTCGTATGGACCG